TTGGTAAGACGCAATGCTGCAAAATCAGCCGGGCTGCAAAAGCAAACATTTGGGTAATACTCAACATCATCCGTGTACGCAGTTTTCGTTGCAATTTCATTAGCCATTGCTATGATAGCATCATGCATGTTCGGGTTCGCAACCTTTTCTCCGGTCCATGAAAGTGGATTAAAAGCTGCAGCAATATGAGTAATTCCAAGAGGATTGTCACCCTGGCCGTCACCAAACAAAATACCGTTCTGACGTTTCAATAAATACTTCCGGAAAAGCAGGTTACGTGCATTTGATTCCATACGTGGAATATCTGTAACCGATTCTTCAGTTAAGATTTCGTAACCAGCGGCTTTAACCGGAGATTCAGTGCGCACGACAATGTCCAAATCCAACTGCTGTTTTGTACCACCCTCACCAAGGAAAGTAACATCACCTTCACCTGGAAGATAATCAACGTAAGTATACACTGGCTTGCTCGTAGACGACACATTTGCGTAGTCTTCGATAAAAGGCATCTGTAAGCGAATATCTGCAATCTCGTCAGCATTAAGCATATCTAAGATAGCATTACCACCAGTATCTGTTGTCACATTCCCAGTAGTAATATTTGCAACAGCCTTAGTCACTTCAATTTGTCCATGGCGGCTATCGTAAGCCTTCTGAATTTCAGCCGCTAAACCTTCCCGCTTAAATGCTACACTAAGCATGGCTTTTAGTCCCTCATTGCTTCCACTGCTGTACTTATGACTTTGTAACTCCAACCCATGAGCTTCGAGTGCGGAATTAATATCCTTAATACCGAGCGCTTCAATTTTTGCATCGATTTCAGTAGCAGATAATCCTTTTAAACTCTCCGAAAACATCGCAAAAGCTTTGTTGAGCTCATTCGCTAATTTCTCAGTGTCAGAAATGTCTGCTGACTTTATCACAGGAACAATAAGCGGCGCTGCAAAAACTGCTGCACCCATAGAAACGTCGCCGAAGACGAAGAATGCTATAACAGCAAATACCCAGGCTACGCTCATTAAAAATAATTTAGTTTTCATTGTTAAAATTTTAAAAGTTTCGAAAATCCAGATAACTCTATCAGTGTACTCTCATTTTGCGGGTCTTTTGGAGGAGTGCTTTGTTTGAGTGAGACTGTTTCATATAACTCTACTACCATCTGCTGCAATTGCATGAGTTCGTAATCAAATAGGTCCCGATTGACAACTTCCCTTTTAATTGCTTTTTCTGCTAGTAAATCTATTTTTTTTCTTATCACATCACATGTTGTGAGAGATTTTGTACCAAGATAAGGAGTGAGCTTATTAGCCCCGAAGGTAACAGTAGAATATTCCCACAGTTTTATTTCACTAACCTTCCAACCATAACCAACGATGTCTGCATCTTCGGGGTTAATAAGTTCACTCATCCATTTATCCCAACCAGCAGCACCCTTTTCCATAAAGGTCAAATCAAGGTAATTAAACCCAATTGAATGCTGGTTATACATACCAAGCTTATATTTAGTAAGAGTGTCTTCGCCTTCTATTGTTTCTGGAAGGTAAGATTCTGCTGCAAGAACATATTTACCATCAATTTTCTCTACTGATTCATTCATTGACTTACCTACAACTCTTTTCATATCGTGGTGAAGTAAATGACAAATTTTATCAGCGGCCTCAGATTTAGCACCATTATTCGAAATAGACCTATTTGCACATGTTTTTGTTAGTGCATCGAAATCGTGATCGAAATAATTAAAAGTATTTGCAACTAGCTTTACTAATCTGCCTGTCGTATCAATCTCGGCTTGATTAGCGGAAGCACCTTTTACTGAAAAGGGTGTATCTTTTTTCTTCTGAGTTAATAATTCATAATCTATTGCCATTGCATTGTATTTTAGTATGGTTATAAACAGGGAATTGTCCTTACTTTATGCCTAATTTTGAAAGTTCTTGCTTATATAACTGAAGATCAATAGCACCATCAGCCAAAGCCTTAGATAGTGCATTTACAGAGATAAATAGGGTCTGTGCTCTCTCTTTACGCTCAGTTTCAAATATAGGTAAGTGATTAAAACTTGCTATTAAAGTATAACCACGAGATTTAGTGTCAAATTTCTTATTAATACCAGCAACGCGTACATTTGCATCAGGAATAATAGTATCGCGATAGAATTGTACTTGAGCAGATGCTTTGTTGTTGAAAGTTGTATTCCTTATGAGAGATAGCATTTCAATTGGCACCCCATACGCGTCACATATTTTAATAGTATCCTCAATACACTCCTCAAATAACTTAAGCTTTTCTACATCAACTGCCATTTGCGACCACTGCAGCGCTAGGTTTGTAATAATGACAGGCGACTTACCTTTTGTTATGCCATACCCCTGAAACGCAGCTTGTACTTTTTCGCGTTCGCCTTTATTCATTGGTGCAACTCCACCGATACCATCCTTGCTTGCATTTGATAGTATACCAATTGCTCCTCTGTTTTCTATCAATACGTTACGCGCCTCGTATGCAGCGCGTATGTTAGATATAGGGGCTGATAATGCGTCTAACCTGCTTATCCCTAGATAAAAGTTTTCGGGAGTGTTATTCCTTATGTTGTTATCATTAAGGTGTAACAGATTATCCTTACTTATAACGTATTTTGAACCATCTACATCACAATACATATACTGTAAGCTATCTGGCATAGCTTTGCGTAAGAAAAATGGAGATTCATTTAGACTAATACTCCGCAATTGCTCTATTTTTACGCTTTGAGATGGAAGAGTAAACATTCCAGTTATTTTCTTCATACCAACTGGACGCTGCGCATATAGATATTCGTTACCAAAAATGTCTTTAAATAGAGATGTTTGTGCAAAAAGCTCTTCTTTTGATTGAAAATAGTTTGGATTTCTCAGTAAGCTAATAAGATCGTCTTCAATTGGAAGCTCATTACCTTTCTCATCTACTGGCATTATGCGCATGTTTGAAGAACACTTAGCGCGTAAATTTAACACAGCATTAACTTCAGGAACCTCTAAATAAGAATTGACTCTTTGGTCATCACTTTGAGCGCCTCTAAAGAAAGAAGATGCTGCTCCAGCCTGTACGAATATAGGCTCGAATTCACCTGGATTAGCTTGCTTATCTGTCTTAAACGGGTTCCACATAATTTTGCACTATTTATGTAAGTAAATATAGCTATATTTTTTGGTATTTAAAAATTCATTTGCAAATTTTAACATTTTTTAACGTTTGGCCATAATTATGTTAAATATGATATTGGCTGTATAGTCAGCGAAATTTTGGATGAGGGAAATACTATGGGGAGTTTTAAGGTGGCAAAAAATTTAGGTTTGGGCTAAGCCAAACTGAAACTTTAACATTTTTTTGCATTTCTTTGCATAAACTTGCGAAAATAACTATTATCTTTAAGTATTGAAAGTAAGAGAATTCACTCTTACTATAAAAGCAAAATTATGGTAACTATTACAAGTGCACAGGACTCATTGGATCAAAGGATCAAGGCATTGGAGACAGAACACAGCTCAGAGTTGGCCAAATTGAAGGCAGAAAAGGCTAAAATCGAAGCCAAGTTGAAAGAGATCAAGGCTGAGGCCGAGGCTGCGAAAGCAGAGATCAAAGATGCAGAGGCCAAAGCGAAAGCCTCAAGACTAGCTGAAATCATGGCGAATGGCGGTATTGCCAAGAAAGTCAACAAATCTGAAGTGCTGTTGGGTTTGATGCTGCAAGGCAAGACAAGAGCTCAGATGGAAGAGGAAACTGGATACGGCAAGAAGTTCATTATCGATGTGATTTGGAGATTGGAAAAGCAGTACGGACTGCGCTAGTAGTACAACGGGCCGTGTGACAGGCGGCCCTTATTAAATATATGGTACATTAGGTACTGCAGCCGCAGTGATCTACATCATAAAAGTATAAAGACTGTTAATGGTCTTTGGAGGGGAGGTGAGCTCTGTTGTAACTCGCAGTGTACTCACATGGGCACTGCGGTATGCAGTTAACATTACCCACTACGGTGTGCAGTGTACAAATCTATACTACAATATACAGTGCTAAAAAATGCTAAAAGATCAAAAACTGCTTTTTATATTAGAAACTATTTGCTATCTTTAATTAATGAAAATAAAGTAATAAATAGTGTTAAACTTTAAAATGTAGTTAAAATGTCTAAAAATTCAAGAATTGCCAAAAGAGTAGTGGAAACAACTGAAGTTGTAGTACCTATTGAAGTAGTTGAAGTAATTGAAACTGTTGAAGTAGTTGAAACATTAACTGAGAAAATCAGTCGTATTAAAGCAGAACAAGCAGCTCAACTTGCAGAATTAGTTAATCAAAAGAAAGAACTTGAAGCTAAAGTTGCAGCATTAAAAGCTGAAGAAATTATTGCTAAAGAAGCAGTTAAAGCCGCCACTGCTAAAGAAAGAGCTGAAAAGTTAGCAAAATTAACTCTTGAGCCTAAAGTTAACAAAACAGAAGTAGTATTCAAACTGATGCTTGCAGGTAAAAGTAGAAAAGAAATTGAAGCAGAATCTGGTTTTACTGCAAAGTTTATTGCTGATACTATCTGGGGCTTAGAAAAGAAGTACGGATTAAGGTAGTACTGCTAAAGTAGTTCAATTAACCGCAGTGTATTCATACTGCGGTTATTTAGTATCAACTTTACTGAAGTTGGGAGGGGAGGTGACTCCAACGATAACTTGCAGTTTATACACTATGAAAACTGCCAAAATAGCTTAAATTATGCTAAAAAATGCTAAACTACTTTTTATATTAAAAACTATTGCTTATCTTTATTATATGAAAAATAAAAAGAATTAGTATTAACTATAAAAAAAAGTAACTATGAAGCAGAAGAATTATAAACCTAAATGTCCAGTCTGGTTCTGGAAGGATTCAGTTTTACTACCAATTGTATTTACTGTTGTATACTTAAATTAAAAACTATTATGAAAGAACTATCATTTGAAGATTTTGTTGCCTCAAAAGTTGAGATGTCAACAATAGTGTTTGCCAAGTACTATGTACTATCAGAAGAAGAAGTAGATAATACACTGAAAGTATTAGTGTATTCATATAATCTATTTATTACAGTTATACCTGAAAATAAGTACGTATTAGTACTAAATAACCAAAACTGGATTACAAGTGATCTAAATGAACTTGAACACAAGTTATATGAATACGGCGTTAATGAGTTTTTTGTTCGCCCAATTGAAGAGAGACTTAAGGAGAATATCGAAATGTTCTTTCTAAAAAAGAATACAATTAGTCGTATCTGGGAAATAAAGAAAGATGAACTGTATGGAATGGAACTTGAAGCTACAGATGAAGTTAACTATTTAATAAAACTCGATGAAGAGCTTGATATTATTAGTGTTATACTAACAATGCCCTATAGTTTTCTAAATGACTATTAAAAAAGCGCTCATAATCGCAGCGGTAATTATTCTACTTTACTTCTGTGGCTGGTACATACTTGTAATATTACTAATTATTAAAAATGCTATAACAAAATGATTGAATTTTTAAATTACACTCAACCACCAAGAAAAGGTGAAGAAGATTGTCCTAACTTTGAAGTATTCATTAACTATCAAGAACATACTTGGTCTTGTGTTCTAACTGATACAGATGATGAATATGATGGCACTTTTAGTTTCAACTACATGACAGGTCTAATACATTTAGAATGGTATGGTATCCCTAAAAACCTCAGCCTATGGGAAGCAGTTGAAGAAGAATTACGATCAACAATAACTTGTAACTCCAGATAAATATGAATGGAAAACTCGACAATCAAGTCAACTTAACATTCGCAATTCTTTTAGTACTGATGTTGCTGCTGATAATACTCTTGAATATTTAGTCTAAACCCCAGGTGAACTTCATCTGGGGTTTTTTATTGCTATATGTTTCCGAAAGTTTAATTAACATAATTACGGGGTCAAACGGAGCCCATAAACGAGCCCAATTTCAAAACAATACAAACTACAAGCAACAGGGCCAAAAGCCCACGATTCGCGACGAAATCGATGAAATTTCGACAATCAACATCCGCCCATTCAATGGGGCATCAAATTACCCCTTTTCTCCCAACCAATACATAAAGCTACTCATGACAGCATATCGGCTTGCATCCCAAAGATGATTGTATTCATCGGCTGGTTCGTTTAAAGCAAGTCCATTTATAGTTCTGTACTTGTAGTTTTCTTGCTCAACTCGGAAGTCCTTATCCCTCACTATATGTAGTTTAAATCGATTTATTAATCCATTTCCATAATTTACGGAACCTCTAAACTTAGTTACTGCATAAATTGGATACCCTAAAACTTTTAAATCAGTAATCATACCAGGATCAGCGCTATCAGCCCAGACAACACAATCTTGGGGTAAACACACATCTAATGCTTGTGCTAGAATATCAGAATTAGGCGTAGGATGATAAAGATACTTCTTTAAGTATAAATTATTTTTAATCACTCCAGCTCTAACTAAAGCAGATGGATCAATAGTATATCCAAAGTCTAATCCCCAGGCTTCTTCCTCTATACCTTCAGGCCAATCTTCAATCCATACAACGTCAGGGTGAACAAGGCCTTCCATCGCAGCTCTTATCCCCTTTCCATAAACCAGCCACTTATACTTATCAACGGTGCCTTGTCTACGATTATCATCAGTATCTTCGTAACTTAGAATCTTATTTCTCTCTACATCACTAATAAATGGATTATCTAAAAATGTACTATGAAGAAAGCCTACATCATCTCTAGGAATTAGATAGTCATACACCCAATGTGATGTAACTTTTGGATTATAGTCCATCCACCAAAATAATCTACATCTCATTTCAACCTGGTCAAAAAACTCCCTAGTAATATCTAGCCCTTCATTTACCCATAGAAAATCACAACTCATACCATGAGCCTTGCTTGCATTGTCGGCTCCAATAAAATTAACTTGATTGCCTAAGATGCGCAAACTCGGTACCTCTCTACTTGAATCAAATGGGTGTGGAAGACCAAAATCAATTAGTCTTCTTTTAAAATCAGAATACAAAGTAGTCTTGAATGAGTTATAAGTTTCTTTTACTATATTTATAACAAACCCACTACCTAATCTAGCTCCAATGAAAATAACAAAATCAACAGAAGAAAATGTTTTCCCACTTCTACTAGAGCCTTCTAAAACAACTCCTCGCTTAGAGCTGTTCCTCTCCATTTGGGTTAAGAAAACAAAGTTCTTGTTTATCTTTTTCATTTTCGTTAGTTAATGTATTTAAAATACTATGTTCTAATTGATTAGTCTCTTTTACAGGCTCTAATTTATTAAGTTCATCGTCACTTGGAAACAACTCGCTAATAGACTTTCTAGTATCGTCCATTGTGTGAATAATATTATCGGCAAGACCTAAATCTCTAATCATAATTGCACTAGAGAATAAGCCGACAGCGGCTCCTTCGTATTTATTCACATAGATAGAGTTTTTAATAACGTCCATAACTTCTTCATACTCAGGTAGTTTATTATAAGCTGCATACAACGTAGCACTCATTCCTGCATATAACAAAAAAGCTTTATGAGATAGCGGTCTTCCAAGAGGAACAGCAACCGTTTCCCCTGTTTTTTGTATTAAAGAATACTTGCATATAGGGTTATCTTCTACCCACTTAATATATGCTTTAAACTTTTCAAGTAGTTCATCTGGAAAGTACATTCTTGTTACCATAGCTAAGTAAAATTAAATTTATTTGCTAAATATAAGGATAATTTTTGAATAAATTGTTAAAAGTACGTTATTATTTATAACGTGTTGATAATCAATCAATTAGGTGGCAAAAATGGGCCTAGGGAGGTGCAGGGAGGTGCTTTTTTTGCATTGTGATTCCTGGAAAATGTTTTACAAGGCTATTCAATATAAAAATAGGCCCTCCCCTACCTCCCTTGCAATGATGACAAGCCTTTCGGGCCCCTCCCTACCCCCCTCCCTGGGCCCCTCCCACCCCCCTCCCACAAAATAATATATAGTTAAATACAATACAAATTATAGTGTTGCTATATGACT